TGAGTGTGGCACGCACTCGCATCAAGGACTTAACTCATGCCCCCAGTCATGTCACACGCTCATTTTATGCATATCACTGCTATCAATTGACATCGTTACAAGGAGCTCCCACATGGGTGGGTGGGGATTTTCTTGCATACAAGTGTGCATTCACCAGTTTGCTGGGTGCCCCTCGCGTTGTGAAAGGCATATTTGATGTGTCGCAGAATCCACTAGAGAATTACGATCACCTACCTGACAGTTGTTTAAGTGTGAACCTGCCCTATCTCAAGCATGCGCCCATGCTCAGACTGTTGATGTACCCAGATGTGCATTTCAGATTTGAGGAAGCCACTCAACAGTCGCATTCCACGGTGAATGAAATCATGCTCAAATATGCAGGTACAGGTCGTGCTGGCGCCATCAAGGCAGCAGCAGAACTGATCCGAGCAGGATTTAAGGAGAACGCCAGATGGTGAACCCAAACCATATTAGCGAACAACTGGATGATTATTTTTATATAGACGGTGCTTGGGACATATCACCTGATGGCACAGTGAATGTGCAGGGTGATGTGAGAATGATCAAGCGAACATTACATCTACCTGTGCAATTTGGCACAGTGAGTGGTGCATTTGATTGTGAAGATAAAACACTCACCAGCTTGGTGGGATCACCCCATCATGTGGGAGGTAATTTTTGGTGTAATGAAAATTGGCTTACAAGTTTAGTGGGTGCGCCCACACATGTGGGTGGCAGTTTTGTATGCGAAAATAATAAACTCAGCAACTTGGTGGGGGCCCCATCATATGTGGGTATGGGCTTTTTTTGCACATGGAACAAGCTCACCAGCTTGGAAGGTGCCCCTGCCCATGCAGGTGAAAGCAGGATTTTGGGTGAATGCTTTCAGTGTGACTACCACATGCAATTGCCGTTGTTAAGACTGTTGAATTATCACTCAGTTAATTTAAAAAGAGCACCAGTGTCCATAACCAGGATCTTAAAAAAATATGCAGGACAAGGCAAGAAGGCAGCATTATCCTGTGCTGCTGAACTGATCAAAGCAGGGTATGCTGAGGACATGCAGTTCTCTAATTATTATAAGGATAACGCCAGATGGTGAACAAGAAAGGAATAGAAACCCTGCTGGACACACACTTCCGTGTCACAGGCAAAGTGAACATAACAGATCAAGGTTTTGTGAATGTGAAGGGTGGTGTGTACAATCGCATCATACTTAATCATGTGCCTGTGCAATTTGGTAAAGTGACAGGGGACTGTGATTTGGGAAATAGTCAAATAACCAGTCTGATCAATTGTCCCACACATGTGGGGGGCAGTTTCCACTGTGATGAAAACCGCCTCACAAATTTGATAGGTGCACCCACACATGTGGGCGGATCCTTCACATGCAACTACAATCTGCTCACCAGTCTGGAAGGGGCTCCCATACATGTGGGCGGATACTTCATGTGCCAAAACAATCAGCTCACTAATCTGAAAGGTGCACCCAGTCATGTGGGCGACTCATTTGTGTGTAATAGAAATCCTCTCACAAGTTTGGAAGGTGTGCCTGCACATGTGGGTAAACATGTGGTGGTTAGCTATTCACACACTTTACCCTTGTTGCGATTGTTAAATTATCCCAAGCGTGTGGATTACATATACAACGTGCCCACAGAAATAGCTGCAATCCTTGAGAAATATGCAGGGCAAGGTAAACCTGGCATGATCAAGGCAGCAGCAGAAATGATCCGTGCCAGATGTAACAGGAATGCCCGATGGTAGATGTAAAACAAATCAGCAAACTGGTCAGAAAGCATTTCCAGATCAGAGGGAAAGGCACTTTTACGGTGAATCCCCAAACCGGGGAAGTGGATGCGATGGGCGATGTCATATTCAAAGGATTGGACATCAGCCAAGGCATGTTTCATGTGCAGTTTGGCACAGTCAAGGGAGATTTCGTCTGTGACGAAAAAGGTGTGACCAGTCTGAAAGGTTCACCTCACACTGTACATGGTAACTTTTTTTGCTTTAGTAATCTGCTCACAGATCTTGAGGGTGCTCCCCGTGTTGTACGCGGTGGTTTTAGCTGTATGCATAATCAGCTCACCAACTTGATGGGTGCTCCAGAACAAGTGGGTGACTGGTTCTCCTGCGACCGTAATCGGTTAACCAGTCTGCACGGTGCTCCCAGATCAGTGGGAGGCACATTTCATTGTGGTAGTAATAAACTGATCAGCTTGGAGGGTGGTCCTGATCAGGTGGGGGACAGATACGACTGTAGATACAATCCTTTGAAAAGCTTTCAGGGCGCACCACAAAAGGTGGGAGACTCCTTTGACTGTGATTGGAAAAAGAATTTATCGTTGTTGCAACTGCTCACTGTGCATGCTAAAAAAGTGAACATGTTGGGCGCTCCCAAACAGGTATCCACAATCATGCATAACCATGCAGGTGAAGGTAAACCAGGTGCAATTAAAGCTGCTGTGGAATTGATCCGTGCAGGATACAAGGATAATGCCAGATGGTGAATGTGGATGAGATCGAACAACTGGTTGAACATCATTTTGATCACACAGGTCGAATCAGTGTTGACCCAACAACTGGTGTGGTCAGCTGTACAGGCAACATGAATCTAAAAAGCAAGATCAAAGTGGATCAGTTACCCGTGCAGTTTGATCAGGTGGGAGGTCAGTTCAACTGTGAGCATAACAATCTGACCACTCTGATAGGTAGTCCCACACAAACAGGATTATATTTCAGTTGCGTGTACAATCCACTTGTGAGTCTGGAAGGATTGCCTGATCATGTGGGCGCGTTGTGTTGGGTCACCTGGCGTGCACAGTTGCCTCTGTTGCGACTACTCAAATTAGAACATTTGAGTCTGAAAGATGCACCTGATCCAGTACTGGACATAATCTACAAGCATCTGGGACAAGGTAAACCAGGTGCAATTAAGGCAGCAGCAAAACTCATTAAGGCTGGATACAAGGCAAATGCCAGATGGTGAGTCAATCACCATATGATCACACCCTCCTAACTGCACATGAGTTTGAAAGAACATTCAGTACACATGTTCAGGAGTCAGAGCTTGTGTGGCACAGAGATCATGCAATCAGACAGGTGAGAGTTATGAAAGGTGATAAATGGCAGTTTCAATTGGACAATCAACTGCCATTTGAGTTATGTGTGGGCGATGTATTTGAGATACCAGCAGGAGTGTATCACAGACTGATCAAGGGTGACTCAGACCTCAAGTTGTGGATTTGTGAGCATGAATACATTCATGAGGAGTGACACCTTCTGCATGCACAAACGCATTATGTACGTCATGCACATAAACATCATGTGCATGACTGATTTCCCTCATTAGGAAATCAATACCTGATAACTGACGTCCTCTAAAGTCAATAACTGCTGTTTAAGTTGATGCACTGCATCATGGAGTGATGCAGTTGCATGCGTCGTGATGGACAAATGTTCATAACGAGATACAAGAGCTTAACTCTCAAGCTCTTGTATGTTAAGGGCTTCCGTCAGTTGTGTGAGTCTCATGAACTCAAGTCAGGAGCTTCTCTGGAAAAGTCGCGCTGATTCCAAGCCTGAACACCAAAGTATTCACGCAGTAGCTCAATAACTGTCTGGCTGTCAAAATCCATACAAGAAAACACGTCCAGATGTAGGGTCCAAGTCTTTGGCACGTAATGACACACAATTGCAGAGGTTTCAATTAGCTGCACTAACGTGAATCCTGCCTTGTTGGGATCATGGTCAGCAAACCATTCCACTTGGGGTTCGCCAAACGCAACCATGTCAATGTCTTTAACTAGCTGCTTGGCAAAACGAACAATAGCATCCTTATCATTAATGGCTTGATTACAACCGGATGCATCTACAACTAGATGTTTACCCCAAGAAGGTAGGTTTTTCATGAAAGTATCTCCTGTGTGTTATAAGTAGCATATTTAATACTATAGTTTAATTTATGTCAAACCCAATTCACATGCACGTGAATAAACTTGCTGTGAAGCCAAGTTTTTCATTTTGGCTTCCACACACAAATCAAACTGATCCCAAAACTGAAGCACATGATCTGTGACAGCCGGAATCCATGCATAATCACTGTGTGCTCGCAGTTTGGTCTTTTTGTAACCTTCTGTGAGTAATGTGTCCATGTCAGGCAGCTGATCAGGTGCATGGTGTTTCATGTAAATTTCCGCAGGCCATGCAATGTGCATTTCGGGCCTCACTCCTCGCCATGAATCCACAATTTGTGGAATGCGTGTATCATCAGGTTCCATGTGCTCACCTGTGTGAATCCAATAATGGTTGATGTCCATGCAAATCTTTACCATATGACTCACACACAGCAGGTCGTCCACACAGTGGCTGAACTCATCATTCTCCAAACTCAGCCACTGTTGACAATGTTTGCTCAGTCTGGAAAATGCATGTGTGAAACGGTGTGCAAAGTCTGTACACTTGGGGCCACCATGAATGTTGATTTCCTGTCGTTGGTCTGTGGCATCATAACCCATGAGCTCAAACAGCTCTGCATGATAATCCAGATCCTCAATAGCACGAGACACAACATCAGCATTGTCAGAAGTTATGATGGTATATTGACCAGGATGTGAACTCAATCGCAGATCCAATTTGCGAGCCAGGTCACCCACCAGCTGCCATTCAGATTGCTGTGCACGGATCACAGGCTCGTCATATATGCCTTTGTACTTGGGAAAGGTCCTCACAGGCATCTGCTCACTGCCCAACCTCACCATGTGCAGAGCTTGGGGCCAAGTGGAGACAACTTGAAATTGGCGCATGAGGGCCTGCTGATTGTGTGCAATGATACCACGCACCTTTTCCACAGCTTGCACATATGACAGCTTGTCCAGATAAGCCACTGTGGTGCTCTTACCATTATGTGCCTCTTGCCAGGCCACAGCAGCCTTCTTGTTTTCAAATGAGTGCTCAGGCAGCAGTTTACAACAATAGCCTATACGCTTGTCCACAGTGATATCCTTGTTTTGTGATTTATAGTAACACATGATGCACTTGTGTCTACCCACTGATGGGTCCTGTTCAGGTGAACATCAATTTCAATTGTGTGACCATGTTGACGTCCCTCACCATCACAACAGGAATTTTGTTATAAAATTGCATCCTGGGATTTAGCAAGTCAATCTCTGGGTGTGCACGATGGCTCACACACCATGCACTCAGCTCACCATGACTGCGTCCCAACTGGGTGCGACACATGTGCACAATTTGTGCCTTTATGTGTTTGTTCACACAATAAAATGCATGATGTGCACCCACTTGCCAGGTTTGTACCAGAACCTGCACTAGATCTTCTCGTGTGCGGTGAATCCTCGAAACTGCATGAACACTGGAAAGCGCAAACTCCAGGTGTCTTGATTTTGATCCATGGTGAGTGCATCACCCTTGATCTCCACCACACGACCCATCATGTGTGTGCGATTGGCCCAAATTTCTGCACGCTGAGCTTCGGAAAACCCTGAGCCCACGTTCACACGGATCCTGCGACCTTGGTCTTCACCTTCACACACCAGCGCGCCCAGGGTGCCCACAAACTTGCCTTCGCCCTCTTCCACTGCAACAATTTCCAGGTCTGTTGTAATGAATGGCTTTTTCTTAAGCCATGCATCTGATCGCTTGGTCTGATAGGGTGCATCAGGATCTTTGATCATGATGCCTTCATACTGCTTATCCAGCGCATCACGATTGAATGCATTAAATTTAGCCTGGCCCTCAGGTGTGCTCAGATTGATGGCAGTCTTGGGTACTACATTCACCACGCCATTGGTGATTCGTTTTAGTTCAGTTTCCCATGAAAGCAGATGTGCATGTCGATCACTCTGACTCTTGCGCCATATTCCTTGTTTGAATGATGCCAGAGGCACACAGTCAAACAAGGCTAGAGAACTATCTTGTGTGTCTACATTATCCTTGCGGTTGACCTGCGTCATGAGTGCCTGGAAGTTTTGACTGACCACTTCTCCATCCAGCACCCACGCTTCTGATAGAGACTGTGCAAATGGTGTTAGCATCTGACAGATATGATCAAAGTTTTTGTTCTGAATACCGTTACGAGTAAATTGTGTGACTTCCCCACTGGGCTGACATATGGTCAACAATCTTACTCCGTCCAGCTTGATATCACATAGTTTTACTCCCACCATCTTCTTGGCATGATCATCAGCAGGTTTGGCCAGCTGGCAACTGAACACAGGCACTTCCCATGCCTTACCTGCCTTACCATTACGACTGAGCACAGTGTTTATGGTCTTCTCACTAGTACCACACTTTAGATCTTGTAAAAGTATGCGGCGATACCATGTGTTCCACACAACAGCAGGTGTGTTGTTGGCTGCACATGTGATAGCAGCTCGTGCTGCATTGCCTGATAGTTTGCGAGTGGCCAGCTGATCAGCCAAATGTTTAAACTGATCCCATGTCATGGTGCCTGATGCAGTCTCTGATTCTGGAAGCTGCTTGACGCCGTATGTGGTCAAAACATCCAGAGCCATGCGAGCACCTTCAAAGAACTCAGCACAACCTGCATCAAACGCTTGCTGGATGATGGCTTCTTTGTCCAACCTGCTGTTGGTGGCACCCAACGCTTGTATGACTTGAGCTGCATTATTCATGATGAGGACTCCATTCTGTTGCCTGATTATAACATGAGTTGCATATGTGTCAACAGATTATTCACATACTGTTATGAGTATCAAAGTGTTGTGACACTCCTGGTCATCACTGTACAGGAGCGCCACGAACTGTTCAAACACTCCTGCACCACACGTTGCGCTTCTGCGAGCACACCAGGATCTGCATCTGAACAAACTGTGAGGATGGCTGCTGCTTCTGCAAGCCACTTGCGAGCAAAACCTGGATTGTGTTCAGTTATGCTTGGAGCATTGGATACGATGTCCGCACATTTAATTGTGTGAGCTTGAGCAGAGGCAGCCGCAGTGTGCACAAGATCAATTGCCTTTCTCACACGACGCGGACCATCTGACGGCACAGACACATCAGTAAGGTCTGATACTAGGTCAGCCACCTGGGCACCAAACTCATCCTGAATCTGCTCCATGGTGATGGGCGTATCTTCCACCGTATCATGCAGAGCCGCCGCAGCCAACATTTCAGGAGTGACAGCATTTACAGCATGTTCCAGGAGGAGATCCATCACATGCAGAGGATGCACAATATAGGGCTCATCGCTATACTTGCGACGTTGCCCAATGGATTCATGTGCAGCCGTGGCAAATTGAATTGCCTTCTGCACTAGCGGGTGGTTCTTGGCTTGATTCTTATTCATACAGTCATAGTAGCACAGGTGCATCAAATGTCAACACATTAAGCAGCTTGCGCTTCCAGAGTATGTTTACACTTCTTTTTGAAACCGAACCCTGCACATGGGCACGACCACTTCTTTGTGATTCCATTCTGGATCACAGTGTATGTGTCCTTGCCATTGCTGCTTTTGATCAGCATGACCTTATCCTGCGTGGGCAGGGGTTTATCAAATTTCTGCTTGTTGATGCTCATGATCAAGTGAGGGGCAATAAAATTGTGGGCCTTGGTCTGGCTGTTCACAATAGTGAAATATTCTTTCATCCAAGGCAACCGTGCTACAACCATGCCCTTCAGCACAGTTGTGGGGCCGCAACGATGTTTGGAATCTGGGGCCATGGCATCATGTGCCTGCTGAGTGTCAATTTCAACCTCAACTTGGGTGCCCACTTCTGGAAACTGCATGGTTTGTTCCTTCATCATGTGTGCATGATAACACATATGGAACACACGTCAAGTACTTTTTTATATGTGATATTAAGGTTAGCTTAATGAGAAAAGGATCATTATGCGTCAAGTTTCTGTTTGATACTGTATCCAAATTCCGTCAGAATTTTGAGTAAATCTTTGACAGCTTGCATGTGGGGAGATTGAGCTTGTGGTGGTAAACTTTCCCAAGGCTGTAACCAGGGATGTGTCTTGTTTTTGACACTCAAATGTGTGCCATATGACCATCCTTTGTCCAGCTTGTCCTGCATCCATGTGTTATGTTGCGCTTTACACCATGCATCCATGACTTGTGCAATTTTATGTTCAGGTATGTCTGCATGTGTGATGGGCACAGTATGATCAGCTGGCTGACTGTAGTCTATCACAAAGTCTGTGTGAGGAAAACATGCGTCCCAAGCATGGGAGATCTTGTAAACTTCATGATGTACCAGATCTCTCACTAATGGTATCACATAAGTTTGAGCACCAGAAGGTAGACTTTTGTGATAGTAACTGGTGGATTTCACATCATGTTGATCAGGCAGTTGAGTATGATGCAACAATCCTGAAGGTGTATTTTGTTGCACACACTTGTACCAAAGTTTTCTATTCTGTGCATCCAGTTTTTTTGCAACTGTGAGTTTGATCCAACTATTCATAATGAATATTTAGGTGGTCATGGTCACCAATTGTATTTCTGTTTGATCATGTGTATGATATGATCAGGTGTGTGCCACCAGTCTGTTCTGTTTTCAATCAAATGCCACATGAGAAATTGCTCTTTTGATTGAAATTCCCTACCTTTTGTGATGTTCATGTTTTCTGGATGCCCATAAATTATGGGATCACTGGGTCCCCACAGCACCACACCAGGCTTGCCCAAGTCCCATGCATAATGCTGCACAAAGGAGTCACAGCTGATCCAAAAGTCACATTCATGAATGAGTGATGCTAGACCCTCCAGACTGAGGCCACATTGGAAATCTGGCACCAGTTGTGTTTCACCTAGCAGACCCACTTGCACAATGGGCTGTGGTAACTTGCTTATGAGCTCTGGCCACCAAGGGTAGTTTTTTGGGTTAACATGGTTATCAGGTAATTGTTTGGCCCAGGCACTTATCACAATCATGATTTGATTCCATACATTTTTTTGTAAGCAGATTCCAGGCTTTTGTCCCAGCCCCATTCATGCATCTTTTTATAAATGTTCCATTCATCCAGACTGCCAAACCGGTCCTTGGCTTCTTGTATGCTGGCACCTGGTATGATGTCTGGATAACATGAATACACCACAGGGTCTTTGATCATGGGTAACAGTCTCTTAAACACAATATGATCACCCATGCCATTATCCAGTACCACCACAGTACGATTTTTGTTTTGGGTATAGCTGTGAAATATGTGATTGTCTGCTTCATAAAGAGCTGCTTGATCTTGTGAGCGTATACCACCTTCATCCAGTTTCATGTGCCAGGTGACTGGTCCAGGCACCACCCATAACTGGTAACCTTTTTGATGCAATTGCCAGCTGAACAATGTTTCCTCTCTGTGGGCCACTCTACTCAATGACAAATTGTAGTCACACACGCCAGCTCTGTACAAGAAAGAGCAATGCAAGTGTTCCACTTGTTGTTTGTTTAAAATTCTGCCCCACTGTATGTTGGGTTCAGCATCTATACGATCTATCAGGCCTGTGGCCACACGTGGTGATTGATCCCAGCTGGGTGTCAAGCATGCAACTGCCACACCACCCACTTTATCATTCACATGTTGCAATAAGGTTTCCAACACTTGTGGTTCAGCTTGGTTGTCATCATCCACCCTCCACACCCATTCCGACGCTGTTTGGTTGGCCATCTGATGATTGTGATGTTGACCTTTTTTACCTGCCCATATCCATTCCCAACTGATGCCTCTAGCACTTATGATTTTGAACAGATTATCATAAACAGGCACACACCTAGGATCTATTGCATCCTCATTGTCATCATACACAATCAAATGATCAGGTACTCTGGTCTGCATGGCCACACTTTGTATGGCCAAGGGTAGTGTGGTGTTGTATCTGCCTTTGGTGCTTATGGAGCATAACACATGTGGTGTCATTATTTTTTCCAAGTCTCAATGGTGATGTTCATGGGTTCAAACTTGACAGGTGTGCCTGTGTGATCACACCACCACATCCCAAACGGCAGTGTGCTGGTGCATGTGAAACCCAGTGTGCGCAGCCTGTGTTGTGCAATCTCAAGGCCCTTGTGTGTGGGATGCATGTCTCCATGAATCTCCACTGCCACATGTGTGACTTTTTCAAACACATGATCTTCACTGTCCATGAGTATGTCGTACTCTGCACCTTCACAGTCCATTTTCAAAAACACATGTGGATGTGTGGTCATTTGTATCAATTGTTTCAAGCTCACTGTGGGTACTAACTCTGAATATTCACCTGGTTTATACAAACTGTTCATGTTGCTGTCTGTGTTAATGCCCATTGTGACTGGTCCTTGTGTGACACCCATAATTGCAGCTTTTATGGGTTGCACAACTGAGTTCATGTGTGCTCTCTGTAAATTATTACAAAGTATGTCATATGTGCTACCCACAGGCTCACAACTGATCACTTGCGGGGCACCCAACCCTGCTGCCAATATACTAAACATACCCAAATTGGCACCCACATCAATCACACTTGTATCACGAAAATGATCCGGTGTGACCTGATAAGTGTTTTCTTGAATTACTTCTTTGTACAATGCAGCACTTTCCTTGCTCACATGTTGCAGCCAATCATATTGTGTGGCCACATGTGTGTGAGAAACAGCCTTTGTTACAGGCACCACATGGGGGCTAACTTGTTGTGACACTTTGACTGCCAGTTTGTTCAGATTGTGCTCAAAGATGGAGGTCCATTCAGGAACCAAACTTGCATCATGCATGGTGCCTTCTGCTTTGTGGTACAATGGGAATGAACCTGTGTTAGTGCTGCCTGTATAGTGTGTTTGTTCCACATTCACAATCTGAAATCCTGCCTGTTCAGTGACCCAGCAGTATTCCATGTCCTCCCCACCACCCACTTGATAATCCTCGTTTAACAGACCCACTTTATTAATCACTTTTCGGTCAATCATCACACAAAAGAACACTGCAAAATCTCGCTGTGTCTGCTCACTGAACAATTTGAGTATGCATGTGATGCCTGTATTAGTCTGTGATTCAAAGGGTGCATTCAACAGGTTTAGCCAGTCGTGTGTGGATTGAGGCAGCAACACACAGTCGTTGTTTAACAACACCACTCTATCGCCCTTAGATGCGCTGATACCCGCATTACAGGCCTTTGCAAAGCCCAATGGTACATCATGTGTGATCACTTTTAAATGGTCACTAAACCCCAAACTTTCAAATTGGTGAGTCAATCTGTCCAAATAATATGAAGTGTTGTCTGTGCACCCATTTGCACAAATGATTAGCTCCACTTGATCCATGTGAGTGTGTGCAAGAATACTATCTACACATGGCTTTAACAAATCATCACAATGATTGAGGGTGGGGATAATTATGGAATATTTCACTAGGAATCCTTGTGGTTAGGTCAGGTATTATATTTGTTTTTGAGGTGAGCATTATTATGTGATTGTGCTTGTGCATAATCAGGAACCAGTTGAGCATCATGTATGGTGCCTTGGCCTTTGTGATAAAGTGGAAACTCACCGCTCCACACTCCTGCTTGTGCAGTAGTATGCAAACCATGGTCACATGTGGTCACGATGAAACCTGCTTCTTCTGCTTCAATACAGAACTCCACATCTTCACACCCGCCCACTTGATATGATTCGTTCAATAATCCTATATGATCAAACACTTTGCGATCAATCATGACACAAAAGAATAACAAAAAATCTCTGCTCACAATTTGTTCATGACTTTTTACCACACCAGATATCCCTGTGAGAGTGTTCTGGGTGAATGGAGCATGCAACAGATTGAGCCAATTATCACGTGCTTGTGGTAATAGTACACAATCATTGTTCAATAGCACAATTTTGTCGGTTGTGGCCATGGGAATGGCCTTATTGTTGGCGCCACTGTATCCCAACGGTGAGTCTGACCATGTGTATTTGAAGTGATTTCTCATGCCCACTTCACGGAATCTGTTATCCAAATCATGCAAATAACTCCATGTGTCGTCCACACATCCATTGGCACTAATAATGAGTTCCACATGTGTCATGTTGCTGTAGGCGAGTATGGAATCCACACAGGGTTTTAATAAATCTGCACAATGGTTGTAAGTGGGTATCACTATGGAATATTTCATGGGCATGGATTATTCCCGTTCACCTCTGCCACATTTCCACAAAATAATGACCAGGTGTCCAACTGACCACTTCTCCTTGGGCATTGTACCAATAAATGCCGATATTGTGGCTGTGTACACGTTTGAATCCCAACTGTGACAGTCTGTCCGTGATTACTTCTCTGGTTTTATGGACAGGATGCAGGTTGGTGTGAATTTCCAAATGTATGCATTTGATGCGATCAAACACTTCAGGCGCAGTGTCCAGTATGATGTCAAATTCTGCACCTTCACAATCCATTTTTAATATCACATTGTGACTGAATGTTTGTTTCATGATGTCAGCCAATGTGGTCACTGGAACCAGTTCAGATTGATCACTGTGTTTGTACACACTGTTGCTACCATGAAGATCATGCAACCCCATCATCAATGGTGGTGAGGGCACTCCCATGACTGCTTGCTTGTGACACTTAATTTTGTGTGAAAGACCGGTCAAATGCAAATTGTTCAACAATTTGTCGTGGGTCACACTCACAGGTTCATAAGCCCAAACTCTGCTTGCTCCTAGTGCCGCTGCCGCCACACTAAAAAATCCCACATTAGCACCTATATCAATCACTTCTTTGTTGCGCACATGATCCAGGCTCAAGTGGTATGAATTGTTTGTGAACACTTCTGCAAACAATGTGGGAGTTGCTGCATCTGGAATCAACAACTGAGGAAACATTTGTGCAATTTCCTGGGGAGATTGTGCCAAATAATCAGGAGTAAACTTTTCTTGCAGCATGATGGTGTTGTTGTTGAACAGCTCTGTCCAGTTGGGCACCAATATGGGATCATGCATGGTGCCTTCTGCCTTGTGCCAGATGGGGAAGTCACTGGCGTTGGTGCCAATGCTGGGTTCATATCTGGTTTTGGCCACACCCACCACTCGCCAACCAGCCTCTTCTGCCATGAAACAGTATTCTGTGTCTTCTCCTGCACCCACACCATATGCTTCGTTCAACATGCCAATCTGCTCAATCAGTCTGTGATCAATCAGGGTGCAGAAAAACACTGCAAAATCTCTGCCAGTTTGTGGAGAGTACAACATGAGTGTGCTAGTGATTCCCACAGTGGGGTCTGATTCAAAAGGTGCATTCAGTCTGTTTAACCATGTGTTGCGTGGTTGATGTAGTAGTATGACATCGTTGTTCAACAATAGCACACGAGCACCAGAGCTTGCTTTTATGCCTGCATTCACAGCACGACTAAAACCCAGTGGTTCATCATGCCACACCACTGTCAAATGATCACCAAAACCCATGTGTTCAAATTGCGTTTTTAATTGATCCAGATATGCTCTGGTATTGTCTGTGCAGCCATTGGCGCTAATGACCAGTTCCACATCAGTCATACGGCTATATGCTATCACACTGTCTATACAAGGTTTGAGCAAATCATCACAATGATTGTAGGTGGGTATGATGATGGAATATTTGAAGGTGTGGATCATGATCACATTATAGGATCTAAATTCCAACCTTTCAATAGACCAGACTCAAATAACATACAAACATATATGATATCTAGCTGGGCCGTGCTATACTGTTATTTATAGTGTTTTAGAACCACATCAGCCTTGTAACGGCCACGACCACATTGGAGAAGGGTTTTGGATTTCTTGTTCATTCTTGACATTCCAAGCATCTATAATCCATTGGTAGTCAGTTATGGAACTGATTACTTCATTTCTTACCATTCTACCAGTTTCATCTTCCCATTCTATTTCACCCCAAGTTTCATACCACTGAATGGCATGTATGCCTGGGGGTAATGAACTTAGGTCCACTTTATACCCCACACTGTTAATATTGACATAAGAATCCTGTGTGATAACTGTTAGTCTCATTGATTGCCTTCTATGAATTTTGGAATAGCATTCATGGTTGTAGCCAACAACACTTGTTGATTGGTTTCATTAGTTCTAACCATTTCATTCCTGAATGATTCTACTGCTGCACCTGTCTGACGCTGTTGCTGACTGTTTTCCACAAGCAACATGGGTAGCCAAGCAATTGCACATGCCCATTCATCCACTTCCTTGCCCTGATTGGGATCTGTTCCTCTCAAATGAGTGAACCAAGCACACTCCATTTGTTTGCATGGTTCAAAGTTGTGAAGAGGACAGTTGGATTTTACTTCATATCTCATAATATTAATCCTTTGTTGCTATGATTACATCCACATATGAAACAGCCAGGTTTATAGGATTACCTGTGAATGTGTGATTGTGTGCTATGCCTGTAAAGCTGCTTGATCCAGACCATGAGTGAGTGTGTACCTCGCCATTCGGCGCAGGATTCTGGCCGGTATTTTGTGGGGTTCCTATAGCGCCAAAAACACTTAAATCCGAACCTGCTGCAACTGAGTAACCTTGAAAAGAATTTTCTGTGTGAACGTGAGCAGGTATTTGGCTGGCACTCAGGGTAGTGTTACCCACTGTGCCGCTAACTGTCACAGTACCACTAGCAGTTTGATTACCTATGCTTCCGCTCACACTCTGTGAAGCAAAGGCTGTGGTAAAGGACACACTACCGCCGCTGCCAGCAGTGCTATTAACCACACGCAATGCTTTATCGTTATGTGTGGTCACTTTGGTCCACCCTGTGGGAGCAGTAGTTTGAACAAACAGCATGGCAGTGCCTGAAGGAAAAGCACTTACGCCACTAGTACCGCTGGTACCGCTTCTTCCACTGGTACCACTTATTCCACTAGTACCACTGATACCACTTGTGCCATTTGTTCCATTAGTGCCACTGATACCACTTGTACCACTTGTACCACTTGTACC